CCCCAAAACAATCCAGTTGAGGATAAACTCGGCCACCCTTTACCCATACAACAGAGCTATATTTATCGATTGAATTCACACAAAACCTTTATAAATAATTACTTCAGCCGTTAATTTTATTTCTAAACTTTCAGAAGTAGACTTGAACGAAAAACTGCAAGAGGGAAGTAATGAAGGAATGAATCAGTGAGTGATTGAGAAACGTATTTAACTGCTGATTATGAAATATATCTTAGTCCAGGATATTCCGGCAGTGTGTAACGGGCACGCGGCCATGCTGTGTCTAAAACATTCATATAACCGGCAGTAAACTGGACCTCAATTGCGGTCCAATAACCAGATTTTATCGCCAGGGTAAACGGTCGCTCTGCCGGAGCTGAACGATCTGATGATCTGAAACACCGGTACGTCAGCGATGCATTTTTACCACCCTCGATTGCTTCACGAACAGCCTTCGATATCACGCCATCAACGTTGCATATGGCAAAATTTAGATCCTGAGTTCCATCAGCATTGCGAGCAGGTAGCGCGATTTCAATACCACAGGCAGTAAAAGACTGCTGAACGCCATTCTCAAGCGTTGCTGTAAAATCGGTCCATCCCCTTGTCAACCAGTGGATGTTGCCATCAACATTTATTTCCAGCGTTTCAAGTATTACATCCTCTCCGCCAGAGGCATATAGTCTGTTAAGAATCGTCATTTTTAGGCCACTCTCTATTCAGAGCCAGATCAATAATATCGGCATTGACAATATAATCCGGGAAATCCCCCCAGGAACTATCAATGGTGGGCCTGTCCCAAAGCTCCAGCGTTGCCGTAAATTTCCAGTAACGGGGAGGAATCAGCGTCGGCCCCTGATAAATGTCGGTAAAGCGGCATTTATATGTATCTACTCCTGCCGGGGTTTGCAGTTTCATATAAAACCAGTTCACGCCATCTTTCAGAATGTATCGATACCACAACTCGAAATACTGAGCGGCCCCCTGATTGGTAAAGGTCCATGTAATCGAGGCGTTCGTGGGCGTTGAAAGATAACGACGGCGCTGACGCGCCCTGCCTGAAGTCATTGTGGTTCGCGCAAGAGGGCTATTAGGGGCGAACCCATAGCCCTCCTGCTGAGGCATAGGCAGATAATCATGAGGATAAAAAATATCCGCCATTAGCCGATTCTCCGTTTTGTATTCCAGCCATTACCCAAGGCCTTCGAGACCTTACCCTGCCCGTTTGCCAGATGTTTGGCGACCATCTCATAGCCCTGTTTAGCCCCCTCAATTTGTGCCTGTCTAACGAGCGCAATCGTAGTATCAGAAGGGTTACCGTTAATGGAAATAGGCGAGCCAGTAAAATTAAAATTCTGTTTAGTGGACACCGTATCTCCAGACACGTTGGTAGCGCCTGTACCATATCCCTCGCGTGACAGAGTTGCGTCCAGTCCGTTTTTGCGGATGTTCTCCAGGTTTGAAACGCCGATGCTCCTGGTGGCCGCTGCATCAAAAACGTACTCTTTGCCATGAACAACCCCGGCAATATCGTTAACCCCACCACTACCGGTAAAACCGCCGTTTTTGAAGCCTACACCCGCAACCGATGAGAGATCAGAAACAATACCGGCAGTCGCTGCAGCGACAGATGCCATTGCAACCAGGTTATAGGGGAATGGGTTTGCAGCGGCCATCGCGATACCCTGCTGTATGGAAACGAGAGACTGAGCGATGGCGAATGCTTTACTCGCTGCAAACGCCGCTTTGTAGATCCCCGACTGTTCACCAAATCCCGTTGCCAGAATTGAGAGGCTGCTATCCATCATGCTCTGCGTGGCAGTGTTAATCAGCGTGGTTTTCTGCGTCTCCAGCGCCTGATTAGCCTCTGCCGCTTTTTGCCTGATAGCCGTCATCCTGGCTTCACCTTCTGAAGTGATCAGCGCGGCCTGAGCGTAAGCAGCCTCCTGCTGCTGCAACCAGAGCTGGAGTTGCTGTTGTGCCTGCATCACCTGATTAATCTGGGTTTGCATGCCTCCATAAGAGCCTGCCAACTGGCCGCCCTGCGGTGCCAGTGTCCCGGTGACCTGCGTTACAGTTTTTGGCAGTGTTACAGGGGTGTTTTTATAAATATCGGCCTTGGTTTTGTCATACTCGCCGGGTTTGAGTTGTCCGGTATTTTTTGCTTTTTCAAGCAGCTCCAGCCGGGTAGTTAGCAGGTCGTTAGTTTTCTGAACCTGATCACGAACGGCCAACTGCATTTTGTGAAAATCATTCAGCGTCGTAACCTGGGCCTGTAAAGCCTCCTGAGTTTTATACGCCTGAATGATTTCGCCTGATTGCGCCAGCAGCGATTTCTGATCGGTGGTGAGTCTGGTTTTCCCTTTTAACTCCGCTATCTGCTGCTCGAATTTGATGCGCTTCTGAGTTGCAGAAGTGAGTTTGTCTGCGGAAACGAGCTGCGCATTCAGAGAAGCAGTTTGCTGATGAATAGAATCAAGCAACTGTGCACCCGCATCCTCTCTGAACGTTTTGGCTTTTGGAGTTTTAGGGGTTTTGGGAGTTTTTGCCGGTTTTGGATCTTTATACATTTCATTGATGCGTGAGACGTTGTTAGCGTATTGCTGCGCGCTAATAGCTCCTGCATCCAGAAATTTTTTCTGCTCTTTTATCGCTTTGTTACGGCGCTCGGCATTGCTGAGAAATAACTGGTTGGCTCTGTCCGCCTCAATCTGCGTTTTAACCAGTTTTTGCTCTGCCAGATCGTGTTTAGTAATCGCGCCGGTTAAAACATCCTGTGTTGTGATTTGTGCCTGCAGCTCATCACGTTGTTTGATCATCGCAGGGAGGTTGTAACCGTTGGCGTTGGCCGTAAATCTGTTCCAGATCCCGCCCTCTGCCTGCCGCTGCTGGGCGTCGGCTATGCTTTTGTTGAGTGTGGCGAGTGCATCAGCTGGTGACTGAGTTCTGCCAATATCCAGCATTTTATCCCAGGCATTACCGGCAGCGTTTGCCAGGGAATTCCATGCGCGCTCAAGCGTTCCGAGGTTGTTGTGGATCTCCTGAGCGCGTTGCTGCATGGCGCTGGCATACGCCTCAGTTGCAACGCGTGCGGCCTCCTGCTGGTTTCCCTCTTCCTGCAACGCCTTAACCTGGTTATATGTCGCCAGCGTAAGGAAATGATATTTATCGTTGAGGCTGACCAGCGCGCTGAGCGGTTTACCTGACAGCTCATTAAAATTCCCCACCAGTTCATCGGTAGAGATACCCGTTTCACGCGTGATTTCAACTATCGCGGCCGCCACGCGCTCCAGTTCGTCGCCCGCGACTTTGCCAGTGCTGACCAGTTCGTTTATAACGGCCGACGCTGCGCCGGTAGTTGAGTTTGCTGTCGAGGCTACACGCGAGGACATAGCCACCAGCTGACTGGCAGTTTTTCCGACGAGATTATTGGTTAACGTCAGAGACTGATTAAAACGATCCTGCTCCTGCTGGCCTTTGTAATATGCCAGCCCCAACACACCAACAGCAGCAGCGGCCAGAGTAACCGGATTGACCAATCCTGCAACGTAACTCCCCACACCCCTTATGGCGGGACCAACACCGCCAAACATGTCTTTGAGCTGACCACCCTGCTGCATCAGAACCATGAACGGAGACTGACCCGTTGAGAGGCCGACTACAATATCCGTCATCTGTGCAGGTATCATGCGCATGGCCCACGCGGTTTGTTTGGCGGTCATTCCCGTTCTTGCCAGTTGAGTTTGTGATTTCTCCAACTCAGCGCGCATTTCACTCAGGGTGCCTGACAACTTCGAGTAAGAGTCCGTTGACAGCAAACCCGTAGATTTTGCCTTATCCAGTTGCTTCTGCTGCTGCTCCAGACGTCGAAAACTCTCGCTGACAGGATCGAGCTGAGCAACGAGACGCTGGAGTGCAGCGCGCTGCTCTTCGTGGGCTTTGACAGCTTCACGCTCTGCCTTAGCCTCGCCGGTCACTTCCCGACGCGCCTCCGCCAGTTTTTTACTGTAGTTGTCGTACTGCTCCGCGTTGATTTTGCCGGACGATAACGCGTCAGAGAGTGTGCGTTGCTGGGCTTCGAGATTTTTCAGCGCCGCCGCCAGCGGATCCAGCTTATCGAGTGTTGCCTGAAGTGCAGCAACCTGCGCTTTATGCGCTTTCTCAGCATCGCGTTCCGCCTGGGCCTCGCCAGTTAATTCACGGCGCGCCTCAGCCAGTTTTGCGGAGTAAGCATCAAATTCCTCAAGGTTCAGCCTGCCGCCAGTTGCAGCTTCAGCCAGGGCGCGCTGCTGCTGATCGAGGCTTTTCAGTGAAGCCGCCAGAGGATCGATTTTCGCCAGCATCGCGTCGAATGCTCGCGCCTGCGCCTGCTGTTGCGCTGCCGCTGCTCTGCCTGCTTTTTCAGCCTCGCGCTGAGCCTGTGCAACACCACTTAATTCCTCTGTGGTTTCGTTTAATTTTTTGGTTAGAAAATCGAATTCTTCTTTGTCTATTAGTCCTTTGTCGAAATATTTTTTTAATTCTGAAAATCTGCGGCCGACCGTGTTGATCGCTGCACCAACCGGATCGATAGCAGTTTTTAATTTCTCTAATGCGACTTTTTCTTCTTCAGATGATTTCGTGACTTTGTTGGCACTCGCAGCCGCCTTCTGACCCCATTCGGTCAATCCCTGAAGCGCTGTAGTGAGGTTTACTGCGTTTTTCTCAGCGCCCGTACTGTCAATAACAACCGCAAGCCTGGACTCAGTTTCAGACATTTTTTTACTCCAGATAAAAAAAGCCCGCAAAAGCAGGCATTTTTTTATTTATTTTTTTTATTCCTTCTAATCCTCTCTTGTTGCTCAGCCCAGCTTGTGCGGAACGCATCATCAAGGGCGTATATCCCCGCCTCAAACTCGTCACGATCAATCATCAGCCGATGTGAGGAAAGAAACGCATCTATCTCAGCACAGCTGATTGGCAGAGGAATGGCGTTGGAACCGGCATATCGGCGCAGGCGTGATATGACGGAGTATGCAGAGAGGATTTCAGAGCAGACACTGTCGAAATCTGGCTCAGGTATGGGAGGGAGTTTTAGCTGTTCTCGGCGCCAGCGCGCTTTCTCCGATTTCTCGCCGCCGAACTCCTGGAGCCATTTCTGCGCTTCGAGGACTTTCCCACGGTTTCCTCGACCTGTTTCTGTTTGCCCTCGGCAATCTGAGCGGCAACAGACAGGATAATCCAGTAAAGAGCGGGCTTTTCCTGCAGCAGCAAAATCCCCTTTTCAGGGGTGTAGTCAATCGCCTGAGCCTTACCATCGACCATCTCGCCAACACCCTGCCAGTCGAGTAATAAAAATCGGGCACAGTTCTCGATCAAGAGATCATCACTGGAATCAATATCCCCCACTTCGGAGAGAACGAATTCACTGGTGCCAACATTATAGGTGGCGTCCAGTTTTTCCATGTGTCGGCGAATTAATGCGTTACGGGATCGATACTCAGGGTTTTGAATACTGCCGATCTTGAGCCGTAATCCCTTCTGCAGCCCTTCTTTCACACCAATCCAGCGCTCGCCATTCAAATCAATTTTTTCTGAAATCAGTAACATCACAAGTTTTTCCTATAAATGCTCAGTCAGCCTGTTAAGCAGGCTGGCTGGCGTCATCGGCGCTTGCTGCCGCTTTCCGGGTAATCGTCGGTGAGACATCGGCTGCGGTGATATCCAGTTGCACCTGAATAATTTCCGTATTGCCACCATCCGGCCAGTCGCCGGCCACCTGAACTTTCGGAAAATCGAAGGTGTAAGAGCCTTCATCGTTTGCGATAGCAAAACTGAATGGCACGGTGGCCCCGGTAAGACTTTTGCTCCACACCTCCCATGCGGCCTTTGACCATGACAGAGTGACAGAGCCTGACGGCGTGAATGTGGTCTGGATATTTGCACCAGCGAACGCTGAGCCAGTACCGATACAGCGCTGAGTCTGAAGGTTGTTATCAAACGAGATATCGAACGAGTCGATACAGAATCCGCTGCCGCCATCAACGCCATTCAGACTGATGTTGGAGACGCTTTTGAACGAGTAGCGCAGCTCGCCGGCATTGTCTTTCGGTTCAGTGAAATAACTATTGTCACTGGCATTGGAATCCCAATCGAGGCCAGCAACAGTAATCGTTGCCGTAATATCGCCATCGTTGGGGATTTCCATTTTGAAGGTGCCGACCTGACAACCACGCGCAATAGACGCTACGCCAATATCTGAGGCATACGTGGCCATACTGAATGCGATACGATCATTGCCCATCGTCAGTACGTCATTTTTCCACTCAGAGCCGAAGCAGGAAGCCAGAAATTCATCATGCTGGCCCCAGCGGAATTTAGTTCCGACATCACCCCCAACATCGACAGTTCCCATGCTTTTGCCCTGGGCCATGCGTGATCCGCCGATCTCGTCGTTATCGTCACTGCTCTGGTCGGGTGCAATGCCCCAGGAAGTGCGTTTGAGCAGATTCCATGTTCCGGCAGCAGGCGTAACACCTGCGACAGCTTCTCGAATAAAGGCCGAGACGACCTTAGCGCCGCTTGACATGCGGACACCTCCATTTTGAATAGGTTAAATAGCCCGATACGGGATTTGCAGATTCAGCTGATACCAGCCATCGCTTTCACCTGCAGGCACTGTTGAAACGGAGAAATAGCTCAGGCGTCCATCATCCTGAAACTCGAATAGCTCCCGGATTTTGTCAGCGGTCTGAGTGATAAGTAGCGAGCGAGAACCCGCAGGAACGAACAACTGAATGATGATCACACCTGTGCGATGGACCACCGCCCCCGCACCGATTTCATTAGCGCCTGACAGCCCTGATATGTCATTTAGTCGCGCCCATAAAGCCCTCCCTGACGGATCAAACACTGGTCCATTCGGATATGTCACCGCATCAGCAGGAATAGCCGTCTGGGCCGTCATCCGTCTGGTGATGGCCTCTCTGATTTCTGTGAACGTCATTTGTAGGCCTGGACAATATCGTTAAACGACACGGCATAGACGCCGGTTGGTGCCTGTTTGGAATGCCCGTTTTCGAGCGCGACGGAGTACGGCAGATTTGTCTGGATATAAATTTTTGAGAAGTTCGGGGCAGTTGAAATAGTTGCTACACCAGCATCGATAGTTTTAGCACCTCCCGGATCAGGCTCTTCAGGAACCCAATTGCTGGGCTGGTCTATGCTTACAAAATGCGAGGCCCGAAAAGTACCGGCGCGATAATCAGGTGGCCGGTAAATCTCTCCCTGCCCACGTTTCAGCTTTCGTGGTCTCTTAGGGCCAAAAGGCCCGGAGTTAGCACTGTAAACCGCCTCTGCGAGCAAAACCTTGTGACCTTTTTTAATCCTCCTGTTGCCATTTTTATCTGCAGCGCCGTGCACATTGCTCTCTCTGAGAGCGTGATTTATATCGCTTACAATGTCACGCTGGCGAGCCTGTACGCTGTTGATGGCCCATAATTCGGGGTTGCCTACAGGTGACCTCATCACGATGCTGTTGAGCAGTTGGATGGCGATCACACGCTGTTTTTTTCCAACATCCTCCTCAACGAGTCCCGCAAACGCAGCGGGATCGAAATCCCACGATTTTACCACTCATGCCCTCCGTAGTTGCAATGAATAGGCCGCCCGCGCCGGGTCCGTGTCGGCACTGATGATTTTGTATTGCTGAGAATTGCCAGTTAGCAGGTCTGGCGCAGTGATTAGATGATCCACCCCCGGTTTACCGCTCACCTCGTTTGTCAGCGCAGTCAGTTTCAGGTCACCGCGCAGGATATTGACGCCATCAATGCTGTCCAGCCGGTATCTGTAGAGCACGCCACGACCTGAATAACTGATTTTTTCACCGATAACCTGCTCCGTTACCGGATCAACGCTTGCTTCTGAAAAACTCGCACCGGAGAACTCGCAAACCGCGTCTTTCAAATCATCATCAAATGCTGCAGCAATCTCTGCCTGTAACTCGTCACGAATACCCACCCTTACCCCCTGTTAACACGTATTTGCGATGAACTGGCCCCATACGGTCGCAGTAGCGCCAGCGCGAGTTGAAGGTCTGAATCGAGTAATGCGGTGCTGTTGGTTGATATCGCTGAATAGGCTTTTGAAACCTTGGCCCCGTCTACTTCTACAGAGCGACTGGTAAGCACGCCGGAATCAGTTTTTTGCTGAAATAGTCCACCATTGGCAGCGGCCTGAGCAGCATAGGCACCCGCCAGCACGACGTTATCAGGAACACCGTCGCCTTTAATGTGCAGATTCAGGCCGTTCATCCACGCGTTAGCAGCCAGGACAGACCGCGATTTTTTGCTATCATCTGCCCATCCAGAACCCAGTAATGTGTCCACCTGAGAGATGGTGATGAACGTGCGCATATTTAGCCCTCAGCAGCCACCAGCCATCCATGCTCGATCCATTTTCGGACGTTATCGGAGTGAACTCTGGCCTCGGTAGGGCCGCCAGGGAATTCAGGGAAATGGCGCACCATCGTAACGGTGGCGGCGCTTTCAACAGATGGTGTAAATGTTGATACTTCATTGGCATCTACATCGCCCTGTTCGCCTGCCACAGGTTTCTCAAGTGAAGCCTGCAACAGCGCCAGATTTCGTTCAGCGTCAAATTGCTGGCGATCCTGTTCAAGCTGCTGGCGCTCCTGATTCAGTTGCTGCTGGTCCTGCATCAGTTGCTCCTGCTGCAAAATCAGTTGCTGTTGCTGCTGTTCCAGCTCCTGCCGTAGCTGGTCTAACCCGGTACGCTGCTGTTGCTCCGCCTGCTGCTTTTGCAGCTCTTCCGCTTGTCGCGCCGCGCGTTGTTCTTTCGTTAAATTCGCCATATGCCCTCCAGAAATAAGAAAGGGGCCGAAGCCCCTGCATTAACCGAGAATGATCGCTGAATGCGCAGGTTTAACTGACGCAACACCCCATGCCAGACCGACCTCGTAACGCACCTGGCGATACTGGCGATATAGCGCAACCTGGAACGTGATACCCGATACAGGATCAGTAACGTTCATTACGTCATCTGCTGAATCCCCATCTTTTGGCATTGCCGGAGTACGGGCGGCGAGTACAAATGCATTGCGATCAAAAGCCATATTTGGCACGAACCCGCCCTGCACCGTGATTTCAGTATTATCGGCCAGATCCTGACGCAGTCCCGGGGCGCTAAGCGTGATAGTTGTTGCTGTAGCTGCCAGAACCACGTAGTGGTGGCCGTCGCCAGCGAAAGTAACGATAGAACCCCGCGCGATTTCCCCGGTGCCGGTATCGACAGGAATAATCACTTCGCCTTCATTTTTGCTGCCGTTAACCAGGTAACCTTTCGCTGTAGTGGCTGGCACCTTTTTAATACCGGCTGAGTTATGAAGGTTGAAGCCCTCAATACGTCCGATAATGCCCTCGCGCAGGAGTTCGTCCGTTCCTGCTTCGTTAACTTTGAACAATACAGACTGTTTGCCACGCACATTTGCGATGGCTGATGAACCCAGCACCATTTGCAGATTCGTGGTGGGTGAACCGTTATCCTCCAGCACCTGCCGAGCCTGAGCAAAATCAGTCAGTTCCTCTTTGATGCCGAAAGGTGTAGTGCCGATGGTGCCGATTGCGCGGGATGAGCCGTAATAAAGCGATGCAAGATCAGCATCCACTTCGTTTGCAATGGCGCGAAATGCCTGGGTGAACTGGTCAGCCAGAATAGTGTTGTAGGTGCCTGCTGGGCCAAGTGCCAGTTGTTCCTCACCATTCCATTTAACAGGGGCCATTTTGGATTTAGTAATGACGACATCAACGTTACCGATAGCCTGATTGCCATCGTTTGGCGCAGTTGGGCCTGGCTCAATGTCTACAGTTGTGGCCGCAGGTGCAACCGGCGCTGATACCGTCTGACCTTTTGCAGCCGCGTCAGCTTTTGGATTTCGTGCAACGGCAGGAATAAATCCAACCTGTTCGCGTGAAACGATATCCAGAGCGGTATAGATAGTTGGGATTAACCCGGTGAGGGTATTAGACATAAATGAAAATTTCCTTTGAAAAAATTAAATGAGGGTTATCTGAGCTATCCAGCTCTGGCACTGGCCCCCATCCGGGGGCGCAGCAAAATTAATCGACGATGGTGATTTTATCGGCCAGCGCCGCCTGTCGTGCGGAAGGGTCCAGCGAATCGAATGCAGAGCGTTTCATGGTTTTCTGGCCTGCAGAATGCTGGGTCTGCTGTGAGCCACCACCGCTATTACCGCTGGCCTTGAGGATGTGATCTTTCTGCGGATACTGCTCTACCAGGTGTTCCAGTGCTTCGTCGAAGCTGGCAAGTTCGCCGGGTTTTGAGCGTGAGTAAATCTTATTTCCGCTTGGGTCATAAGCAACGACCTTCCCGTCTTCGAGTTTGAAAGACTGACCGAATCGGGCCTGCACAAAATCAGACGGAATTGCCAGTTTGTCGGTGATGAATTTGGATGCGGCAAAGCTGCCCCCAATTTTTGCTTCGTATAGTTGGCCCTCAAGCGCTTTGCTTTGGGCTGTAGCCTCATCGAGCTGGGTCTGAAACGTCTTCGTGATCTCCGCTCTGACCTGATCCACTGCACCTGCATCGATCAGCTTTTTCTGGTCGATTTTCGTCATTAGCTCCAGCGCTTCAATCGCTTTTGCCGGGTCGCTGATTTTGGCGAATGCAGCCAGCTTGGTTTCTGCTGCCTCTTTTGCCTCACGATGAGTTTTTGCCTCTCCGTTCAGCGATGAGATTTTATTGACCGCCTGCGCAGCATCGAACCCGATTTCTTTGCCATCGTCATGCACGTAAACCGGCAGGCCGTTTGCGTCTACTTCTGCATAGTTTTTGCCGTTTACTTCAACTGTTTTGAGTTTCATGTTTTTACCTGGTTAGCTGGTCATCCGACCGTTGCGCCACGCATCATCCGAATTGCGGCAATAAAAAAGCCGCCCTTAGGCAGCTCATGAGAAAAATAAAAAAAAGATTAAATAAATTCGATAATTAATTTTCCGCGAATTTTTCGAGAATAAATCTCATCCCTCTTTGTTTTATGCGCCCGGAAGGGGTACGGGCAAAAAGCGACTACGCCTCGATCAATATCCGCCCATAAACAATTTTTTATTTTATTACCATTAACAAAAACATTTCGCTGGCCCCGCCCGTCACCAACATAGTGAAAATTGCTTTCAGCTCCGTTTCGCTTCATTGAATTATGCATATCAGATCCCTGCCCTTATAAACGCCTGTTCATCCCGTTCCCGTAACTGCGCCAGCGTCAGCCATTCCCCCCTGTCGGTGTAGAACTGGTCCGGCGACATTCCGCCATCTCTCATCAGTCTGGCGCGCTGCTGCCCGATTATCTGCTTTTGACGCTCATACGGCTGCCGAGCGAACCAACCACTGTAATCAGTATCAGCCGGAACCTGACCATCCATGCTGGCGCGTGTTGCGCCTGAAATCTCCCGGATATCCAGCCCCAGTTCTGCAGCAGATTTGAGGATCAGAGTCTCTGTCGAGCGGCAACAGAAATGGATTTTTCCCGGCCCCTGCAGATATGGAATTTTGTGGCCGATAGGTTTGTTTGCGAGCGAATAGCGCAGGCGATCCCGGATGCGACACATTGGCGTGGTGTGATTATCCAGGGTAGAGAGCCATTGCTTGCCGCTCAGCAGGTCGTCGTTAACGCTGGCAAATTCCTCTCTGGCGGTTGCTGCAACGTGGCCGACCGCAGTTTTAGCGATGCTGGCGGCGTTGCTGCGGCTCATCTGCAGCGCGCCATCCTGATAACCCCGGTTCGCGTGGCCGCGTATTTTTTTCGCCAGTTGCGTTGTTGTGTCGCCGAGTAAAAAACCCTGCCTGATGGTGTTGGATATGCGAGCCATCCTGTCTGCCTCAAGACCGGAGGCCCATTCCCTAAGTAGTTTCCCCTGGAATGGTTTCGACATAGCCGCGGCATAAACCATTTCAGGCGTTACTGATTGCAGTGGATAGCGGGTTTTGACCTCATCAGGCAGTAGGGCATCAAACAGGCTCAACTGAAACCCTGCCTCATGCTCTGCAAAATCACGGAGTTCTGTCGTCATGCCGTTAAGATAGGCAGCGGTGGCCTGTCTGTTAATCTCACGTACGCCCAACAGCAACGTTTCGATCCGTTGCACGGTGAAGCTGGCAGGATCGAGTGTTTCCAGCGCTACAATAAGCTGTGCAGATAATTCAGCGTCACTCTCATTGAGCACCTTCACCATCCGACTTGCTACGCCGGTGCTGTACCGGCTAATCCATAGTGCGTGAGCTATCGACTCATCGCGCAGAGTTTCGTTAATGGTCGCCACCTTAACCCCCGCTCAGAACCACGGGCAGATTCTGCAACTCATCCAGCACGTTCTCAGGCGTAGCGTCAGGGTCAATGATTCTTAGGCGCTGATAGGCTCGTACCGCATCAATCGGACGTATGTCGCCACCCTGCCGGAGACTCTGAATAGCCAGCGCTGAAGGGGCGTTAAATGACTGGTCTGCAACGTCCAGCTCGGTACGCACATCGACATTGCCGCCATCACGCTCGCCAATGTACTCGGCCATGATCTGCAGTATGTTATCCAGCGCGTCTTCCAGGGAATTCGCCATCGTAAACAGGGGCGAGTTTTCCTGCATTGTTTCCTGCTCAGTTTGATCTACGGATTTGGTGGAGGTATTTTCAGCACGCAGCAATTTTGCACCCGCCATGCGCATCTGATCCTCCAGGGTGTCCAGAGAGGTTTGCCCCGCACCTATGGCACTGCCGGTATGCTCTACGTACTCAACGCCCTGCTGTTCCCGATCTGTGAAATTCGTTGCACTGGACGCCCCGATTTTTAACGTTTCACCCTCAGCAAGACCGAATGTCACCAAAAGCGGTACTCGAGCAACGTGCAGGATGTTGTCCTGCTCGCTCTGGCTCTGCCAGTGTTTGATATTCAGGTGGGCCAGTTCAAGCAGAGGCGGTTTACCGCGCATAAATCCAGTGCTCTTGGTGTAAAAAGTGACAAGCGGAATATCCTGTCTGCTGGTCTCCCACGCCTCATGTAGCAGCCAGACGTTTTTATCCTCTACCCCAACACCTTTGCGCCAGATTTCTACTTTACCAGGCAGGATGTAGCGGATTTGCTCTATCTTTTTCTGACCAAAACTCTCGCCGTCAATAACCACAACCTCGCGGATACGTAACTCAGTCAGCACCACCCGACCGTTTAACGGCTTCGACTTCCAGCCGATAACCTGTTTAGGGTTAAGCATCGTCACGTAGGGACGTGCGCCTGAAGCTATTTCATCTGCGCGTGTGCGTACCACAGTTTTATCAATACGAGGATGATCAACCAGCGCGTGAACGAGGCCATATTGTAAGCCCAGGCTAAAAAACTCCTGCGCCCATACATCCAGGCGATTCCCGACCAAATCAATATTTTTTGAATACTCCACTATTCGCTCAGGTGTGTTTTCACTCAGTTGAACAACGTCAGCAAAAACCCGCCCGCAGTTTTGCTTGATCGTTTCCTCGTAGGCCGGGAGTAATGTCGAAATAGCCAGGCGGCGCTGGTAATCCTCTTTCTCCTCATTAATCCAGCGTGGCATATAAATCTCACCGAGCTGGCGGATATAAAATGTGCCGCCCATCAGCGCATCATTGAGATCCCACGCGTCCAGCATGTCGTTATAGTCGAGATTCGGGGTAGAAATATCAGGCATAAATTACATCCGCAATTTTGTGACTTTTCCGGTCGGTTTAACTATTGGGAATTGTTTAATGATGAAATAGCCACCAGCATCGTTCGGGTGGTCATTGTCATCTGATTTATCAGGCTCGCCATTGTCGCCCCATACCTGCTGCTCAAGCGCCTCAGCGTAAACAGGACAGCGTTTAACGTTCACCTTGTAGCGCCGCACGCCATTCCCGTTGCAGAACATGGCGTTCATTGAGTTAACGCGATCTTTTACGGGAGGGTTTGCGGCATTAACGACAACGGTAAATCCAGCCTGCTTGAGCTGGGCTATATCCGTTGCGCTGGCGTTGACTGATTTCCGGGAATCACCGGAGGCATCGGGATAAATATAAATCTCGCGTATTTTGCGATAATTATTGCCGTCATACAGCCAGAAGCGCTCTTTGATCATGCGAATCATGTCTGGCGTGTCCATCCCTTTGGTTATCTCGGTAACGGCACACGGCAGGCCCAGGCGGAGAACGTGAACGATCCCCGTCATTTTCCCCACGTTGAAATCCATCCCGATATAGATCGGCTCCCCTGGCTGCTCTTCCTCCTCGCAGTTATTCAGAACGCGATCAAACTGGTGATATATGGTGCCGCTAACGAGGTTGGTAAATTGCCCTTTGAGGTAGGCTTTGATCAGCTCAGGTGGATAGCTGGCCATCAGGGATGGGATATAGTCATCCGGGAGATTTTTCTCATTATCAAACGTGGACGCCTGAATGAGACCATACATGCCACTAAGTGAGGGCTTTTCCCTCATAGCCTTAACAAATTGCTGGTAAACGAACTTGAACCCCTCTGGGGTCGTTGTCACGTCTATGCCGTTGAGCAGTCCTGGAACTTTATAACGCATACGGGCGATTATTTTTCGCCAGGCCATTTGCGCCTTTTTTGTCGGCAGAACGTCCAGCTCATCGATCAACGCTTTACCGATTTTAAAACCGACTATCGTCTGCGGTTTTTCCATCGACCGGCAGAGCGTGGTTCCCCGGTACTGCCGTCCAGCATAAAAATGGACCTCTTTGTTGCCCTCGTTGATTTTGGTCTTCAATCCCCAATCGAACGCTACTTCTTCAATCGTGGGATAAAAAATGTCGCGTATCTGCGGATAGGTCGGGGCAAAATACCCCTGATTGATTTTCGGATGTTCCCAGACGCCCTTGCACAGCCCGCCGCAACCGACCCACGTTTTACCGGAACCGAACCCGGCGACGTACGCTTTGAATTTATGTGGCATTGCGAGGAACCGCGCCTGAGGAATATTAAGTTGCGGTGAAATCCCCGTCATCGTCATCCCTCACGCGTGCATCCACGACGTTAATGTTTATCGCTACCGGCAACGGCTCCTCATCCTCCTCATTTTTCGCGGCCAGTTGTTTTCTCAGAGCCTCAATTTCGGCCTGTAGTTTTTCGTTAGCCAGGCGCGTCTGCTCAGCTTTGAGTAATCGCAGCTCCCGCTCCTGCTCGCTGACCGCCAGTTGGTGAAATGCCGCCAGATGCTTCAGAGCTGCATCCTGATCGCGCATTATTATTTCAATGCCGAATTTTGATTTTTTTACCCCAGCAATGAGTCGGCGTGATGGGCCTGTTATGTCGCGGGTATCTGCCAGATAAACATCTGCCACCCCTTCACCGGCACAACGTGGACAATCGGGATTGGGATCATCGTTCTCAATAAATCCCAGGCCGCCGTATTCAGGCTGCGGCTTGCCATCGTTAATGGCTTTTTCTGCAGCACGGTCATATTCATCAATATCCCGCCACTGATAGAGAAATCGCTCGCCCCAGCAATGTCTGCAACAGCATCGGCGCATCTGTGAAATCTCGCCGGGATCGGCAATAGCGATTTCATGCCAGTGCCGCAATATCTCCTGACCGCTCAGAACGGCGTCTTTGTGTAGCTGCTCTAAACCGCGATTTATAGCGCGCGTAATGTTGGGCTTTCGATGGAGCATTCTGGCGGCGCGATCCCCTCCGGTGTAACCCGCTTTTTTATAGGCCGCATATTTGTCACGCGTCTTTAAAAACTCGGTCACGAACGTTTGTTCCTGCGCATTTAAATCTGCGCAAAATGAGGAAGTACTCGGATCGTGCGCACTTTTCTTTTGCGCAGCCCTTGCAGGCTCAGCCTTCTGGCTGATTGAGGCTTTAGAAGTTTTTTGCGCAGATTTATTTTGCGCACTTTTTTGCGCAGTTCCTTTCGAGGATTCTTGCGCAGTTTTTTTTACCGGCTTCTTTATGTAGCGGCGAGCGCTGCTGTAGTTTAATCCCTCCTGTTCACACCACGCTTTGGGTGATATACCCGTACTGGCATGAGCAGCAGCAAACTGAGACTGCAGCGCCCTCCAGTCGGGTTTGCTCATTTATCAGTCCTTACTGGCAGATAATCTCATTAGTTCGTTGTGGGCCTGCGCATCACCTTTACGCGCACGCTCAAATAATGCCCGCCTTAACTCTACCTCGCCTTTTGCTCGTCCCTTCCTCATGGCATCTCTGAATGAGCCCATCAATTCACGGTTCTGTTTGAGTCTAACCAGATCGATATTGAGCACATCAGCTATCTGCTGTTCGTTCATTCTGAAAGCTGCGAGGGATTCGATTTGCGGTAATGGGAGCATGTTTACCCCCTGCTAACCGGCATGCGTTTTTTATATTTTTCGTCGAGAATTTTTACTGCTGTGTTGTTCCAGCTTATCCGATGGTGGATGCGCTGATGAGCCAACCCCATCATTGAAATCTTCACGCATGATGGAGCGTACATCACCGAGTAAAAACTTTTGACGTATGTTCCTGATGCCAGATAAAGCTCTGTCATGCCGCCACTGTTCGACTGCGTGGGTTTTTGCAGTAGCTGGACGGCACCGATTGTCAGGAATAACTCACCGCGGCGGCCGAGTGTCGTGTAGGTATTCACGTCCTCATTGATGCGGCCAATAAACTCGAATGGCCTGTCAGTGGAGCAAATCAGGCTATTCATGGCTTTCCGTTTCAGCCATGAGGCGTTATTTGAATCTCCGAGGAAATCTCCACCCTGAGCCATTGCGATAGTTTTAGCCGGGATAGACTCGTAATATTCAAGCATCGCCTCCAGTACCGGGTCGAGACGGGTTATCAGGCAATAGTCCTTTTCAAGCTCCTTGCCAACCCTGAACTGAAACGCCGTGTAATCATCGTCCAGCTCGATAAAATATTTGCAGCCCACTTTTTTTGCCAAATCGAAACAGGCATTACGGGCATAGAAAATTGAACGTCGGTCACCAAAATTGTCGGCCTCATCGAACCGGCTGGCGATATCGCTCTTTGAGAAAACTAGCACTTTGTCGCCGAACAATTCCTTATAACGCTCCCGGGTGGTGTCTTCATCGTCTATGACGATAAAATACTTCCCCGTGTAGCCTGATTTTTTTAGCAGATTTAGCGTATAGATTTTATCCGGGCGCCCATGGCTCAGGATGAATGCGCAGAAGTCATCACGCATTTTGTTCATCCCCCTCACCGTGGACAATCTCCACCATTTTTTTAGTCAGGTGGACGAATCCATGTTCAATCGCCTTTTCATAGTCGATTATGACCAGAGCAGACTCCTCAAACAGCGCCTGAACCTCAGCGCTCGCCGATGCGTAGTAATCAGCGATTTTATTGAAGTGAAAAACGGTGTGGCGCTCTGCAGCGCTCAGCAGGAACCTTTCAACCTCAGGCGGGAGTTCTGCTGCTTGAATACGCTCCCGGAGATCCAGAGTTTTATTTTCGTCATACAGCTCTGAAACAGCAGGAACCGTTTCGGATGGCTCATAAACTGGCGTGTCGATTTTTGCAGTGTAGGGATCTTCATCATTGAGGGTTTCGGTTTCGACCTCCACCAGCAATTCGTCCACCTCTTCCAGGCTGAACCCCGTCAGGCTGATATCGAATCTCGCATCCATTAACTCAGCAAATTCCAGCTTTAACAGTTCTGTGTCCCAGCCTGCATTCAACGCCAGCTTATTATCAGCTATACGGTAGGCTTGTTTTTGCTCTGCTGATAATCCCGGCAGGATGATGGCCGGCACATCGGTTATACCGAGCTTTTCAGCAGCCATCACGCGACCATGCCCTGCTATCAGATCCCCTGATTCATCTATCAGTACGGGATTAGTCCAGCCGAACTCAGTAATGCTGGCGGCGATTTGCTGCACCTGCGCTTCTGAATGGGTGCGCGCATTACGTACATGAGGGATGATTTCGCTCAACGATCGGTAAATGATAGTGAGCTGCGGAAAATTTTCTGTTGTGGTCATTTCTGAGAATCCAATAAAATGGCCCGGCTCTGCAGAGCGAGCTGGGCCTTGGTTCATACTCATCATGACTGTTCCGTGGGTATGAATGTCTGTTGGCAGTTACCGCTGCCAGCAGTCGCCCACCTTTTATTTCGTTATGGCGTCAATGCCAGTTGCATCTGTGACGATCCCAACGCTGCACGCCCGTAAATTTCCCCGGTCGCTGTATAGGAGTTATTTTTTTCACCACCAGCGAAAATCGGATGGCCTAACAGTGATTCGGGCGGAATGCCGGTTGATTCACAGATATCACCGTAACCGGCAACAGCTGTGATCAGCATAGAATCGGCATCACTCGCAATAAGCGTCCAGGAAGTTCCTACCGTTTTATTTTCAGTAGCCATATTTCTCTCTCAATTAGGTGGCAGCGACTGCTGTTATCACCAGCGTAGAAACCATGTCTCTCAGCGTCACCGTCAGCACGCATGTTCCAGCAGTGAGTATGCTCACTGCCGCCTGGCCTGCCGCAGACGTAGTAATGTGCTGTACCATGCTGGGATTTGATATTGTCCAGACGGCACCGTCTGCCCGCCCGCCTCTTACACCAGATTTGCCATCGACGAGGAACGCTCCCAGGTATTGCCAGCCTTTGGGCGCGGTGGCGTTCGGCATCGCGTAATGCGTTGCATCTACTTGATTGATGTACCACAACGATGCGGGATTCGTGTTGCTGTCGTTCTGAATGAATATGGTGTCAGACGCTAGTTTATCGCGAGTACCAATAACAATAGCGTCGGCTATTGATAAGCTCTTCATAATGTTGCTGCCAATGGCAATGCTACTTTTGTCAACTATCAATTTTTTTCCGTTGGAAATTTGCTATAAATCATAAGTTATGCTTAATTAAACAAATTCATGAAAATGTAATCCCTAAGCATTAGATCTTTTCCTTCAAGTGGAGAAAGCCCATATGTTAGATGATAAAAAAAAGGATTTGCACGGGTTCGAAAAGCCAAACCTATCCTTAGAACCTACCCTTAGTGATCCTATAGATAATCCCATATCTGATCCCTTAAATGGCCCTTTGCATAATTCCTCAGCTACAGCTACAGCAACCCCCGAAGCAGATACTGAAACTACCTTAATAGCTAATAAAGAATTTTCAGTAAGTGAAAAATCACTAATTATTGCAACCTTAGTGATATCAATTATATTCTTCTTTATTTTCCTAGACCATGCAGCTAGTGAAAATACGACTTTTGGTAATAAAAAAGTGATTGGAGGGTTAACTATTTACATAACCATATTATTCATAGGTGTAGATCTTTTGCCTTCGACTTCCACTCGAAAGAAATGGTACAGCATAACTTGCAGAGCATTAACAGTGATGGCTATATTGTTTTCGCTGACGTTCTTCCGCTGAATCCATTCCTATGTCCAATAATTTTTTGATGTTAGCAATTCACTACCCCAACATGGCAGAGCTTTTTAATTCCGTTCTCAATGGCACTGGTTAAGTTCAAGGTAAAGTTTGCTAATGCTGATTCAAAAAAACTGACTATATTTTTAAATTGAAAATCTTGGACCTAAGCCCGTTTAGCTTTACTGTCCTATTAGGTGCTCGCTAAAAAGCAAATCTTACATGTCCGAGAAAGCCATTGAATTATCTAAGGGGAGAGGAATGAGCATTCAAGATACTGATTTTAATTTTGATTTTGGTAAGTTCGAATTTTTGACTTTACACTTAGGGCAATACGAAAAGTTTCTGGCAGCATGTGAAACCGAAGATGATATCGGTGTGGTTTTGAGGCTCCACCTATTACTAGAAAAAGATCTGGAAGCTTGGTGTATGTGCGCTTCTCAAAATGGAGAGATTTTTAAAGGATTTGGCGAAAACCTTTCTCTAGATTTTGCGGCAAAGGCACAGTTAGCACACAACTTCGGACTGAGCGTAGAGTTGTTAAAAGTAATTAAACGATTTAATAAAGTCCGCAATGCTCGCTCTCATCAGATTGATAACCTAGAAATTACAGATGTGGAAATTGCCTCCCTCTCGTCATTAATAAGTGCTGATTATCCTGAAAATCTTCTGCCTATGAATGATTTTCAAGCTCAGATAGGTGATGACCCAGTCTACTGCTTTTCAGAAAAAACCACACCAAACAGGATTCGATTCCTACTGTTATTTTCAATGCTCAAAATGAGAATGTGTGACGAAGCTATGCGTCAGATTAGCTGAAAACGCTGACCTTACCGAAGCTGCTCATTGAGTGGCTTCGACATTACTTAAAAAACCGAAGCCATTTGTGAAAGACTAATTAGCATGCAAAGCAATAGTTACTACTTGATCAACAGCCAATTCAATTTTAGTTATTTCACCTGAAAGAAAAGCAATATGTTTGGAGTAAGTAGTCTGCATTGCATCGATTAACTGTTTGTTTTTCCTGACCCTCTTAATTTTTAAACAAATAAGCCACCTCATATTCATCTCATTGCCAGCTACCGACAATGCTTTTCGATGGACATTATCAATATCGTCTTTCATGCTTTTTGGCGCGCGTATCAAACAATTATTGTATTCAATCACTGAATCTATGAATCTAAGAAATTTATTTTCTTCATATTGATTTCGCCATTGATTTAGAGCACTAAATGCAATAATTGCCGCAGCCATTGCAAAAACTGCGGAAAAAACATTTGCCCAAATTCCGACCTGAGTGAGCATATAGTTATCCATTAATATCACCATTAAGAACAATATTATACAACAACAGCTTTTTTTTGGGGATGCTTTTTGCCGGCCATGTTTAAAAAACTAATAATTCGTGCACTGTTCTTTGATGAACTGCTGCAGACCAGCTATTTGCCTTCTGGCAATTTCAATTCTCTCTCTAATGATGAAATAATCCCGTTGAGCGGCGTCAGTAAGTCGGGCGCTGACTGCATCATCCATGCTGGTGGTGCCGGTGCCGGATTGCTTCGCACAGGTGGCGTTGAGCTGCAACCGACGCTTGCCAGTAGTAAAATCATTATGCAGCTGTTTGATAGTGGCTTTAGCATCGGCTAATTCCTTTGTGTATTTCTCATCAAGCGCAGCCACCTCACGCTGACGCATCTGCATATCGTTGATAGTTGCCGCCTGCTGCCTTGTCAGTTCCTGCGCATGCTGGGCTACTGTTCTCCAGGCTACAGCTTTATCGTAATAGTGGTTAGCAGCCCAACCAAGCACCAGAATGACAGCTATAAGGACTATCGGCTGATAGTATCTGCTCATCGGTTATGCACCTATCACGGGCCAGCCAGATCGAGAGCGCTAACGAAAACATCGAATCCGTAAGGTTGGGAGCCGTTTTCGTGTTGGATGATGGCCTGCAGTAACTGAAACAGTTTACGGCTGTCGGTCAGATCAATCGACTGATTCGCTCCAGTACTTGTAGCCTGCGCCACACTATTGATGTATGCCTGCGTATTGTTCTCGTTAGGTGGCGCCCAGCGCTTGATCATGCCGGTGACCGTGCGCAGCCCATATTTATTTTGATAATTGCGCAGGATGACGATCATCGCCCGGATACCGTATTCTGGCGAGATGAACTGGCAGAACGATTTATCAGTGCGTTGGGATTTTGGTACCAACCCCTGCCACTCATCGCCCCAGCGAATGTTTCCAGGGTTGTTGTTGCGGATGCCGCGTGGTTTTTTATTACCTGTCATTTTTTACTACTTCCCTCCGTTGGATAAGAAACAATGCGCGCAACGTTTCCACGCGCCGCAAATACCGCGATGCATATCAGCGCGTTCGCCACAACCACCGGCCAGCCGCTGGCGTGGTAATGACCGAATAACCACAGCAGCCCAAAGTTGCCGTAAAAAAGAATCAGTCCAGCAGCAATCCATGAGATACCTGGTTTATGCGTTCTGCCCGCTTTACTGAACAGCATCAGACGCAAAGCAATAGCTGCACAAATGGCGACATCAATTACCGTAAGGAGATCTTGGCTAATCATGATTGTTCCCCCATCCATTTTTTGATGAACGGCAGTTTTGAAATGCCGCCGTTTTTCAGCCAGAAATAGCCTTGCACAGCAGCAGCGGAAATGATTACGGCTGACAGAGCATCGAGCGGTTTTTCGCGGTAATCCAGATAGTCCTCAATTTTGTCAGCGACAAAACCTGCACCGAAAATGCCAGCCGCGTAACCAAACAGGAAATAACCGAATATCTGGCGGCGCGTCAGGTCGCTGGCAGTGACGATAAAGCACATCGACCCGGCAAACGCCCCGAACGCGATTGAGTAATCTACAGAGGTGATGAATCCAACCAGCGCAGACGTGACAATGCCCCAGCCAGCTACCGTTCCCACAGTAGCGCTGGTGCTCAATGGCTCAGCCATTATTTCTTCCTCTGTTTTTAGAGTGCCTTTAGATACAAAAAAGGCCCGCCGTAGCGAGCCTAAATTTGGTTAATAGGTTAAATATCAGTGTTCTTGGTTCAGTGTTTTTAAAACATTTTTGATGCAAATCGGTGTCATTCTCTCTTTGAAAAAGCTTCTGGCTTCATCATAGGGAGTACTCATCTCACTCAGCATTTTCCTGAAACTTTTAGCACCTTCAGTTGAGACTTTTACAAAGTCAGCTTTATCTATCGAATAGTCAGACAAGGAATGTCCGGCTGCATTAAAAGCAGCCAGCTCACCATATACGATTTCAAAAACATCAGTATCGGTTGAACCGGCCCTGTCCGTAATACGCCATTCCATCTCACAGAGATCTTCAGCTGACTGTTGCGGATTTTGTGCTGCGGCATGAGATGACGCCGTTAGCAGCATAAATATAGTACAAATGTATTTCATGCTTCCTCCGTGAAAAGAGGAATACTACCTTCATGCTTTTTTAATTAAAAGACTGGTACTGACCTTAAGCCATTAGCGACAAGTTATAGAATGGATCAAGATAAACAAAAATTCGCTCAAAGGTGGGTTTTCGTGTCTATAAATACAATGGAGGCATGATATAAAATATGCGCTAAATATGGACCTTTTTGTTGCAGTTTGCAAGATAATTTACAGGTCTTGCATGGTGCTGGAATCCTGATACAGCCAGCTCAACAGCTATAACCATAAAAGGGGCTATTAAGCCCCTTCCCAAACAATGTTCTTAATTGTCATTCATCCAGCGCAACAATGTATTTTTCAAGGACGTCATTAAGCGACTTCTCATCCAGTTCCTGAACGAGCGCTTTTAGCTCCCTCCAGTGTGGGGCATAAATACGGCTCCAGGTAGATCGCGACACACCCAGCCGTGAGGCCAGTAGCGCACCTGCGTACAATTTGAATGCGCTGTTCGACTGCCTGCATGCTATCTCCTGCACTGCGACCCAAACGAGCGAAGAAAGGCGTTTCTTCGTTTTCCTGATTAATCCAGGCGGGAGGCATTGCTGGAACTCCCTCCAAACGTACTCACAGAGAGTGATCTGATGACGAAAATCCAGATCATATCCATAGCAATAACGTAGCCACGACTGCTCATGCTCTGAAAGCTGATTCACGGCGCGCCGCCACGGTGATGCTGCGAAATCTTCATCATCTATAGGCGGCAGTGGCCTGCGCCTGCTGCGCGTCTCCAGTGCGTATACGGCGGTATTCTCGGCCCTCACTTTTCTTTTGCCGCCCTTCCCATCCTCCAGTTCGACAGTGTAGATAGTTTTACGCGTGAGGCGATTTTTCTCAGCCGGTGGATTCTCGCTGAATGCCTGTAGTTGCCCTTTGGTTTTGCCGGAGTTATCGATCAGCGCGCGCCTCAGTTCGGAGCGGGCGTATTCAAGATCCTGCGCTCTCATGAAATAAGCCCCTCACGTTCCCAGATATCGAGCGTGCGCAGAACGCCCTCGGCGTGCATCAGGCGCAGTTCTTCGTGGGTAAACTCAGTCTTAAGACGACCATCAACCGCTGCATGGCAGCAGTCACAGCTGATTGCAGCCACTACGTCGCTTGGCTTTATGCCGGTGCCGCATAAACCGCTCAGGCGATAATGGGCCAGCACGCTGGTCTCAGGATTGAAACTGCATACACCTGGAATACGAATAGTGCATTCGCGCCCACGCGCCGCTTTGCGTAGATTTTTTTTCATGCGGCAAACTCCATGAGCTGCGCCGCAATATTTTCGACTTCGGCAGGGGAACTAAATTTACGGAATAAAATATAATTCCATAAAACGTTGAGCACGGATTTATATAACTGGGCGAATTCAATTTCATCCATATTTGCGAATGAAATAGATTTTGCGCGGCGATTACTGCTGCCGTCAGGGTAAACGTGCTCGGTGTAGTAACCCGCCTGAATGGTTACCCATTCACGGAATGCCTCAAATGATTTCAGCAGAGCAATGTCGTGCGAGCGAGTGTGTCCGGTATCAGCCAGGTATTGCTCAGCAGCATCAGAAAGCGGCGAGTTGTGATTTTGCCCTATTCGTTCGCAGAGGTAATTAACGAAGCCGTTAACAAGCTGTCGTTCTTCAGGCAATATCAGACCGCCTACTGGCGTCCAGTAGTCGAATCCAAGCTGCAACAGGGCGAAAATTTTTTTGTGAAATTTATAATTGCGAACGCGTCTGAATTCAGCATGAATCCACTCGCCGAATTTAATACGCTGCAAAAATTCGCTATCCTCCGGTGTTGCCGGGGTGAGCGATGTAGGACCAGATTTTACAAATTGTATGCGTGCCATAAATGATTCCTGTGGCACAGCGATTTCTCAGTAGGCTGTTCAGGCCTGTGGAGATTATAAACGCTCACCGCACCCATCAACAAGGTAAATCCCCATTGACTCACAACGCTCTTTAAACGAACAGAAACTGGTAACGAATTCATCGGCAGCCAGCACAAATCCACTCAGAAAATGACCTTCGCGGTTTCTGAAAATCACAACAGGACGTTCATACTGATCAAACCCAGGAATTTTTTCGTCAGGAATAAACATTTAACAATCTCACTTAAAAATTAAATCCCATACAGATACATCGTTGTTGCGCCGGAGTATTTAACTCTCAAGAATTCGTTAACACAATTGTTAAAATAGAGCAAAAGTTGATCAATCTGTTTGCGTACCACTTTTGGAGTAGTGATTTTAAATGAATATTAAACGTGTTGCCATAACTCAAATTTTTACTCATGAAAGAAATTACAACTTTAATTATTTAATTTAAATTACTTTTTATATAGGATGCCAAATTGGCATATTAATATTTCGATGTGGTTGATGCCCTCGCGCTGCTGATCAGTTCATTAAACTCATTGACGAGTTCGAGAGATTTAAATTCTTCGCTTGTGAAATAACTGCGGCAGGGTTTGCCCTTTTTCTCATTGCGTCCCTGGATTCGCTGAGAGTGTCCATAAAATTTCGGGCTGACGCTTTTCAGGCGGTACGCACGGTGCCGATTCTTCATGGTCAGTTCGAGATTGCAGTTCACCGAGTCTTTGATGGTTTTCAGCGCCACCCACAGGCTTGATGGCTCGTATCCAGGATATTTCATCCCCACGATGACGTGCATCTCCGGCACGGTGAGTGTCTGGCCAACAATCAATTCAGCCAGCTGAGCACCTAAAATTCGAACTCCTGATTTCATAAAATTTCTCCTGAGTATTTCAAAACACGCTCCCTGAAAACGCGGCAGATTAGGGTGATTCAACTCCCTCTGAACCCCTTCGGGATTTTGTAATCAACACGGCTAACGAGCGTTACATCGCTGTCAGGTCTCTCGTCGTTCCAGCGCTCGCCGTTCAGGTACGAGCATGGCAGCAGCTTGTCGAACCCAAACACCTTGGCACTGAGCCGCAACTGGATATCCTCCGCCAGCATCCTGGCAAATGCGTCAGGCGGTCCGCTGGTAGATTTTTTCCAGGCCAGAAATTTTTTTTCAAACGCTGGTATCGCTTTGGCTTTGGCAGCCTTCCTGAGTCCGGCAGTCCAGAATATTTTTTCGAATGCCTGCCGGATCGAATCCGGTGGATCATCATCGGTTCGATTCGGTTGTTTAATCGAATCGGACAAAGTGTTTTTATCTTCTAAGATCTGTTTACTGTTTACTGCTTTCTGGATACCGGATGGCAAGGCGTTAGGCTTAACCTTAGGCAAAGGCATAGCCATATCGAACGCCTTACCCATAGCCTTGGAAACCCCATAACAAGCGGCCTGGAGGACTTCATAAGCCTCCCATTTCAACTCACATTCAGGAAGATAATTGAATGCATTTGCCCAAGCTTTTACTACGTTCCCGGAGTTCGGAGCATTATGTTTTGCAGCGTTAGGAACCCAGAACAACCTGGCTTTAAGGTCGGCTTTAACCATGCCTAAGGTTATGAGTTCTCCTAAGGCTAAGTCGTAGTCTTCGATATCCCACCCAAGCTCTTCAGCCATAGCTGCACGCCCTGCCCTGAATAATCCCGGAATAATCCCGGTACACGGTCCAGTCAGGAGATATATAAATAAACTCTGCCCGCTCGGTGGAAGCGGCGATAATTTCTGAAATTTCGTGTCATCCCACATCGAAATTTTTACCTTACGATAGGGCTTATTGTTTGCCTTTGTCTTAGGCATGCTTGTTGCCATATACTTTACCTTGTCCTTAGGCTAAGGCTTAGCCTAAGGAAAAATGAATAATCAAAAGACATGGAGTTCAGCATGGAAGATTCTATTTTTACCATTCCGCAAAGAGAGCAGATTTCAATTGAGTTAACAAAAGAAAGCGGATATGTTGAGATTACTCAAAACGATGGGGCTAATAATGAATACAGACTCAACACTGTCCGAATTCACATTACTGATTTGCCATTATTGATTGAATCACTGCAAGCAATCCTCAAAACGTAATTCCTCTCTGTAAAGAGCCAGCGGCTTCCATGCAATGCAGCAGCTCAATAGCTCGCCTGATTGCGTTAAATGCAGAGATAGCCTCATCCACCTCTTTGAGGGTTGCAGCTGGTGCTGCACCCAAATTCACAGCGTTTATGGCCTCAATGCTTTCTTTAGCTGCCAGTGCTGCCAGCAGCACCGGATCTCCTGGTGATTCCAGTCGATATCGCCTCTGCGCTGGCAGTGCCTGGAGAATGGTAGGCACCAGCTCAATGGCCTTGCGCTGGTAATATGACGTCTTACCACGGAACGCTCGCTTGATCGTTTGTTCCACGTTGTGCAACCCCGACACGGTGCGTGCTGATTTTCGAAAATCAGCATGGTGCTCCGCGATCAGTGCGGCTACATTTTTCCAGCCGATCTCAGCGGCCCACTCTTCAAGTTCCTGCTTCACTTCCCTGTGATTGATTTTCATGAATCAGATTTCCGTTTCCGTTTCGTTTAGCCTGTTCCCTCAGCACATACACTTGGGGGTCGTATAACAACACTCCGTTTGATGCCAACTGAAGACGCATCGCTCGCTTTTCGGGAACTAATTCACCCCATAGCGATACTGATGACGGCCTTACGCCCGCAGCTTCAGCAAGGCGAGTAGTCCCACCAAAAAATTTTAGAGCTTCTGTTTTAAGCACCCTGTCCCTCCTTAGGTTTACCTAAGATTATTTGATATTAAAGATTCCTAAGTCAAGAAAAAATTAGTATTACCTAATATGGAAAAAGAAACTTTCGGCGAGCGCCTATTAAAGCGACGCAAAGAACTGAAACTCTCGCAAGCTGCTTTAGGCAAGATGGCTAAGGTGGCTCACGTTACAATTTCTCAATGGGAGCGCAATGAGACGCAACCTACCGGAAAGCGCATGTTTGCGCTAAGCAGCGCCCTGCAGTGCACTCCGGCATGGCTGCTATTCGGTGATGAAGAGCATGTCCCACAAACACCCGTTGTCACACCACCCCAACAAGAGCTAACTCCCATCCAAAAAGAACTGCTTGAGCTTTTTGATGCTCTTCCTTCATCTGAGCAAGAGGCTCAAATAATTGAATTACGCGCACGGGTAGAGAATAACGAAAAGCTTTTTCATGAGCTTTTGCAGGCACGAAAAAGACAGAGAACAAAAAAGTCTGACTAATTTTCATACAATTCCTCTCCCCTCTCTACAAAACTTAAACCTCTCACTAACACCTTAAAAGGCGAACGCTCCTTTCTGGTGTTAGGGCTCGCCTGCAAATATCTTTTTTTAATATTTAAAAAACAACTACTTGGCTTAACTTCACCCCAAAATCTTAGGTTTTACTACAATTTATTGTTGATCCACTCCTTAGGTTATACTAATTTAATGCTCACCAGCAGACATCACAGCACAGTGATTTCTCAGAAAAACGTTCCGCTGGCCCGGCGTGAGGGCAACATTAAGGGAGAGACGATGAGCACAACACGTATTGCACTGATTGAGGCATACCAGACAGCAATTAGCTCAATTGCCAAACGCTGCACCCTCAGTAAAGCACGCAGCGCCGTTTCAGCAGCTGAGCGCGCTGCTGGTACAGGTTGTGTTTATACCTGGGGTACCAGCACCAAAGCGGATTTTCTTGAATATTGCGCAGTCCGCATTGCTGATCTGATCGCACATGACCACGCTGAAGCGCTGGAAATGGCGCTTAAAATGCAGATTGAATCTGACCTCAAAGCAGACCGTCCAGTGTGTGAAGAAACAGGCCGTGACCTGCGCGAATGGTCTGGCAATAGCATCGAAGCCGCGCACGCCGAAGCCTTGATAGTAAACGACGCCTTGGATGAGGCCTATCCGCTGGCGCGCAAAGTGTTTGCGTGGCGCTACTTAAGTATCGAATCAAAAACCCGCATGTTGGAATTGGCACACGCCGAAGCACTGGAAATGGATACGTACTAAAGGAATCAATAAAGCCCCAGTTTGATTTCGCCTACACCAGGGCAATACGGGCGCCATTGGCGTCGCCGGACCCGTAACCGGCACAAACAGAAAGCTGATTCAGGGAGGCATATATGTGGTTATACGGACTGTTTGGTCTAATCGGCTGCTTTATGGGTTCGGGTCTTACTTTGCTTGCTATTGGCCTTATCCACGCTGCCGGTAGCAACGAGGGTGAAGCATGACAAAACATCAGGCATTAATTGCCGCACGCAGCAAAGCTGCTATAGCACAGTTTCTTGATGATCCTGTTATGTGGAAAGAGGCATTGCGATTGTATTTCTATGCAATTGGCGGACAGGCTAAACATCATTAATTAATTTTTATTAAACGCAAAAAAACATGCCGCCCTGCGGTAGGGAATCACTCAATCTTTTTTAAGGAAATATCATGAAAGAATTTAACGGAATTACGCTTGAGACATTAATCAAAATCCCTTTGAAAACAGTTTTTCATTTTACCCGTAATCGAGAGGCGGTTGGTTACATCATTGCCGAAGAATCAATTCAGGGTAATGGAACTACCACCGTTTTCACTCCATTCACCGCTGATGGACTTATAACCGAAACCCGCTGTTTTAAATGCGCTGTGAAATCGCTTATCCGGCTGAATGAAAATTCAGGTGATTTCCAGCCGTGTGACCGTCGCCGCCCCTCAGTCGCTATAGAGATTCAAGTTATCTCTTTTGGTCGCCAGCTTCACTGATTCACAGCTGCCCCGTTCGCGGGGCACTGAAACCGCGTGCGCATTATTCAGTGTCCAGGCGGTTGTGGTGTAGCTCAGCGGAAGAGCGCCTGACTTTGGCACAGGGTACGGGAGGTCACCGGTTCGAATCCGGTCACCACATCTGAAAGTGAAGAAATGCTGTGTGTAGTCTTTCCCCGTGTCGCCGCGGGGCTTTTTAAAACGTATCTATATGCGTTTTACAAAGCCAATAATTAAAGGACGGAAGAATGCAGACTTTTATTATTTATATTCACCCGGAGGCACCAGATTCCAAACTACCGGAATTTGTGACCGCAATTCAGGCGCGCACTGAGTTCCTGGCAAAAGCGCAGGCCATGAGCAAGCTGGAAAGTGAATTTCCTGAAACGGCTTTTGAGTACGCTGAGCCTCTGAGCTGCGCTGATCGTCCAGGTCTGGACCGCCCGAAAATGAACGTTCTGGATGCTGAGTTTATGAAAACTCATATCTGGAATGAAGAAACGCAGGAGATCCAACCATTAGCAGAGCCTGAAGAAAAAAGCGTTAACTTTGACGCCCTGCCCTCTGGCACGAAAATGGCCATACTGGTCCGGTTCGGTACCACTGCAATCACCTCCAGCCAACTCAAAGACGCGATATCACTCGCACAGGATGAGGCTAACTCATTTGAGGTCCACATGGTGGAGGCGTTAAGTCGCACTAAATCCATCGCGGCAATGCATCCTGAAATTGTGCTCGAACTAATTAGCGACCTCGGCAACAACTTCGAGCCTGGTGATAACTGGCCTCTGATGAAAGCATTCATTGAGCGCTGGCAAAAAGATCGTCTGGCAGCGCGTAAGGACTTAATCAATGTAACTCCCCTGCGCACGGCCTCAGGTGCAAAAGCTGGCGGTAATATTGTCACCGACCGTTCCGTTGACCTGACGCATAACCATGACAGTCTGGGCCTGGAAATTGCCGCAGCGCTACTTCCATTCGAATTTGATATTTACCAGATTCCGGCAGCGGTTTACCGCCGCGCAAAAGAAATGGTGACTTTGAAGGAGCAGGATTGGGCAGCATGGAATCGAGCCATGATTGCCACACCTGGTATTCTGGATTATTCCCGCGCTGCGATCATGCACTGTGTCAGAACCGCCCCGGAAAATATCCATCTCACAGCTGGTGCATTACAGCAGCACATCAATAAAACCCTCACCGAAACCGATCACGCTAATCCTCTGCCTGAAATCGTGGCGATTGCGTGTGGCCAGCAGGTTGCTAATCAAGGGAGTGAACATGAAACCAAACCGGACGATGAAGGCGAAGAATCGGCACTGGCTGATGCAGAGATCACAACTGGAACAGTGGAACCGGACACAAATGAACCGGATGGCGCAGCGTCGGGCGTGGCGGATGTACCACCTGTAACCGAGCGCACCGGTCCGTTTTATGCTCGCAATGAGGCTGGCGAGGTTAAGCGCTGCAACAAGCAAAAGGCTTTGGAGCCGCTGCTGGCACAGGGTTACACCGAGATAAACAAAGAAGAATATCTGCAACTGAAAAACAAGCCTGCTGCACCAGCTACCCCACCCGCTGAGCCTAACCCGCAGCCTGAGCAGAACAAGCCGGTAGTAAACGATCTCGGTAATGGCCGTTTTAGCATTGAAGGACTAATTCTGACGCAGAACCCTGGTCCTCAGGCGGCGGAGTCAGCCCCCTCAAGTGAGGTTGAAAAACCGGAAAATAAACCAGCAGAGCCTACTGCTACTGAATTTCAGTCAATCGGTGCCGCGCTGGAAAATGACCTCGCTGATAAAGGCGACAACCTCAAAATCTGGCGCACTGTGATGCGCACGGATCCGCGTTATACCAAGGATCTGGCCGGAGCAGGGTTCGAGGGTACCAGCATTAATGCTGAATACATGGTTATGCGCGCCACTGAGATTTTCGGCCCCGTTGGCACTGGCTGGGGATATGAAGTGCTTGAGGATCGCATGCTGCCAGGCGCGCCCATGTCCGAATCCATCTGGGAAAACAATAAATTCATCAGAAACGTTGTTTTGCGCGATGCGGATGGCTCCCTGATTACTGAGCAAAATCACAGCATCAAGATCAAATTCTGGTACCGCACAGACGCTGGCACTCGTGGGGAGGTTGAATCCTATGGCGCCACAAAATACCTCTATAAAACTAAAACCGGAATTATGTGTGATGGAGAGGCGCAGAAAAAATCCCTCACCGATGCCATCAAAAAAGCCCTATCCCTTCTCGGATTCTCCGCTGATGTTTGGCTGGGGCTTTACGATCAGGATGCATACAAAGCAGAGAATGCCCTTGAGTGGGACATTCGAAACGCCAGCGACAAGGCAGAGGACGTCACGCGCATACGTAAAGAGTTGGACGAAAAATTCAAGACAAATACGGAAAGCATGCGCACAGCCGTAACGCCTAATGAGGTATCAGGCATTGCCTCCTCTCTAACCCGCGTTATGGGCATTCACCTTAAAGCAGCACGCGATAAAGCTGACACCGAATATGCCAAATATCTGGAAGGCCGTTTACGCCGCCTCGAAGAAGTTAAAGCCGAGTGCCTCACTAAATTGCAGGAGAACGCAGCATGAACAACCGTACTATCGACCTCGCATTAGAACTAAGCAAACTGGAAGAGCTGGCCTCAGGTGATGGTGAACTGACGCCTGAAATGATCGCAGATACCCTCGAAGGCATTGAGGGAATGCTGGAGGACAAATTCGACGCAACGATGAGTGTCATCCGCCGTTTTGAATCCAATGCCGGCACATGCAAGAAAGAAGCAGATCGGCTCTCAGAGCGTAAAAAACACTGGGACCGCCAGGCCTTAACGCTGAAAAAATACCTGCTGGAATGCCTGATCACATCCAACCGCACAACGTTTAAAACAGCGCTGAATACCTTCACTGCACGCAAAGGTTCGGAAAGTCTGGTGATAGATAATATCGATCTCATTCCTGATGAGTTTGTCGAGTCATTTACCGAAGTTGTGACAAAAGCAAAATCTGATGAACTCAAAAAGGCACTGCGCGATCTTAATAATCAGATCGATGCATTTAAGGCTGAAGGCAAAGAACCGCCTGAAGAGTTACTGAAACAGATTCCAGGCGCACATCTTGAAACAGGACCGCAGACATTACAGGTCCGCTAATCGCATAAATTATTTTTTCCGGGAGCGGAAGCAGTAATGAACAACGATTTATTTCACGAACTCGCCTGCGACACATTATACCGGCCTGATGATGGTTGTGATTATACATCAACCATCATTTGGGAAATGCGCGCCGGTATGCGCAAGCGCTGCGGTGATGAAACACAACGACCTGAACCAATCAGGGTCATAGCCAAGAACAAAAAGGAAAGATCAAAGCGCATTAAGAAGCGCAGGAAGAAAACAATCTTAGTCTAACACTGCCTGCCAAGCGCCAATGTCGGATTTATAAGAAAAGGAAAAATCATGGCTAATTCATTTAAAAAAATGATCAAAGATAAAATAATTTCTCGCAGCGATAGCGGCATGTTTATCAGTCTGGATAACATCCACGTCAAAGAAGGTTTTAATAAACGGGAGGACGACGAGCGCACGCGCCTTGCTGATGATGACCTATTTGCATTTCTCATGGCTGGAGGAACCGTTCCTGCGATTGAAGCCGTGGCACGAGACGATGGCGGCGTTTGGGTAGTTGAGGGACATCGTCGGCGTCGTTGCTATGAGCGCTGCCGTGCTGCGGGTAAACCGGTAGAGCGTATTGCTATCGTTCCATTTGTGGGAAGTGACATTGATCGCCTGGCGCGAATCATGACTTCAAACAATCAGCTTTCTCTCAGCCCTATTGAACAATCGGCAGTTGTCAAAGAACTTGCTGCATTCAATCTGAACACCTCCGAAATCGCTAAATTGGTTCACAAATCAATTCCCACTGTAGAGAAGTTGCTGGCCCTCAGTGCTGCAAACCATAACGTGCAACAGCTTGTTAAAGATGGCGATGTTTCAGTTGAAGTGGCTGTTGATCGAGTAAAAGAGCATGGGGAAAAAGCTGCTGAAATTCTGGAGCAAGATAAGAAAGCAGCAACGGCTGCCGGTAAGAAAAAAGTAACGCGAAGCGTCATAGCTCCTGAGTTAAATGCAAAGAAAGCCAGACGTGCAGTAGCCATTTTAGCGGGCGCATTAACTGATGATGATGAGTGGGAATTCACTCCAGACACCTGGAGCGAGCTTACTGCAATTATCAATGAGCACAAAAAAATTAAATCTCAGGCACCTGATGTTAACGGTGGTGCATCATGAGTGAATTAGCTGATTTTTATCAGGGCGAGCTTGCCGATGAAGTGTTTTTCGCCCCTGCCTCCAGTGATCTTATTGATTCAGTTATCGGCCAGTACAGGATGCTGCGTAACGACATTGAAGAAATCGGCACTTTAATAAATAAAAATCATGCGGCTGTTTATCATTTTTTAAATGGTAACCGTGGTGATCATGAGCGGTTTATTCGTAGTGTCAGCGATATTTTCAAAACTAAGGGCGCAGTTGCCAGCCTGAACGCCGAGTTCTGGCAAAAGGCATTGAGCCTGACAGATGTTTATGAATATATGCCGAATAACCGCCGCAATGAGTGGAACGATCAGATCCGGGAAATGACTACCCCGGATTTTGAGGAGTCTGTTGTACGCCCCACTATCACGGAACTACTGAACTCACGCCAGAGATTTTTCTCAGAGCGCGTGGATGGGATTTTCCGCGCGCTGTCTGGTGACCATGTCACGAACAGGCCGGAGGGTTTCGGAAAACGAATGATCCTAGCTCGCGTGTTCAATGAATACGGCCACATTAATCATGACATAGCTGGTTACGTTCACGACCTGCGTCAGGTTATCGCTAAATTCATGGGGCGAGATGAACCTGTCTGGAGCCTCACCAGTGATGCGTTACAGGAGGCACGTTACAGGCATGGTGAATGGCTCACTCTCGATGGTGGCGCATTGCGCGTCCGTGCCTATCTGAAAGGGACTTCACATCTTGAGGTCCATCCTGATATGGCCTGGCGGCTTAATGGAATTCTCGCACACCTCTACCCACTCGCCATACCGCCGCAATTCCGTCAGAAGCCCAAGCGCAGGTTGAAAGATTTCGTGCTGATGAGCAAGCCGTTGCCGTTTGCGGTTCTGAACGTATTGGCTGAAATGAAGGCAGAACGCCACACGCCCGTTAGAACGAACCGTTGGGCCGAGGAAAATCAACCGCTGACGACTAATCCATTTAACCGCCGATTCGACTGGCGTGATGAGGATAAAGCCATTCGTAATGAGGCCGCTCAGATCCTGGAAATCATCGGCGGCGTCCTGACTAAAGCTGGCCCTCACAAAAATATCAACATCTGGGAGTTTGACTACGACCCAGGCCGCGTACTGGCAGAGATTATCGCCTCCGGCTGCATTCCAGATCATAAGTCGCACCAGTTTTACCCTACCCCTAAAAAGCTCGCGACATGGGTCATTGAGCAAGCGGATATACAGCCTGCTGATAAATGCCTCGAACCCAGTGCAGGAACCGGAAATATCGCCGCGTTAATGCCTGCAACTCGCACACAGTGTATCGAGATTTCAGCGGTCCACTGCCGTGTTCTGGAGGCCAAAGGTTTTAACGTTGAACAGGCGGACTTCATCAAGTGGGCCGCATCTGCCTCTCAGAGATTCGACAAAGTGATCATGAATCCGCCTTTCAGTGAGGGGCGCGCACATGCTCACGTTGAGGCGGCTGCTGGACTCGTTAAGCCTGGAGGTCGACTGGTTGCCATCCTGCCAGCGGGTATGCGAGGTAAAAGCTTTTTAGACGGCTGGCAGTGCAATTGGTCGAGGATCATTGAAAACCAATTCAATGGGACCGGCGTATCAGTAGTAATTCTCACCGCAGATAATCAGAGGAGTAAATCATGACCGTACAGAGATTAAACGCAGTAGCTGCCGCCGCAATTATTCCAGCAGATCAGGGTAAATATGTCCTTGCATCTGAATATGACGACGTTCTGCAGCAGAACGCCCGGATGCGTGAGGCCATCGAATTTGCCATAGCACCTGACCTATGGTCTCTGATTTGCTCCGATGAACGCGCATGGCGCTATAAGCGCGGCGCGCCAAAGTACCAAGACGTATTACGCCGCGCTCTGGAACCCTCCGCCACTGGCACACTCCTTAACTCGCTACGGGCTCAAGCTATTTCAGACGCATTGGATTCCTGCACCGCACTTTGTGACACCGACTGTGTCATGGACGTTCACGATATCAGTTATGAGGATGCCGAATTGCGTGCAGAGGGTGCCACTGAGCTACGCGATGAACTGGTCGCATACGCCAGCCAACTCTACGCCGGTAAGGATGGTGAAAGATGACAGTCAAAACTCATACAGGAACGGTTATCACGAACACCGGGCAAAAACAGGTCAGAATGCACCAGAGCGCTACAACTTGGGTAGTTAGCGGCAAAGAGTACTACTACAAAGAGACTGGACGCCGTGGGGGCGCAGGAGGCACACGCGCCCGCCTGTTGTTGGATAGCATCACGCCTATCTCAGTTAATGAAATCGTCAAGGATGGTGAGTAATGGCTAAATCGCAAATGCAGCTGGCTAATAAAGCTTGGCGTAACGTTTCGAAAACCTATGAATGGCACACACATTTTCCCAGCAAAAAAGCATGGAAAACATTTTGTCGCGAACAGGCTAAATATACTGCGCTGGACGCGATCGATAATAATGATCCGTTGAAGGGATATAGCGATGCAGAACTTCGCGTACAACAAGAAATTATGGACTGGTTTTAACGGTGGCTACCAGCCAGGATGCAATGGAATAGGTTAGTGCGGAAAAATGAGAGAGATTAAAACGGCAATGACAATGCAAAGCCAAAAAATTGACGTAGCAACATTATTACAGATGCCCTATCTCAGTCTGGACGAAGCGGCCCTGTTGCTGCGTGTTGCACCTCAGACTATCCGCAAATGGGTATCAGTAAACGGCCGTACTAAGCGGCCTCATAATCCCGCGTTTCCGGTACCGGTTCGCCGTAGCCGTTTAACGTTTCGCACTTGCGACATCATGCGCTATCACGAGGAAAGCGCCAGCACCGACACTTTACCCTCACCATAAGCCCAAGCCGTGACGCGCGCCCACCACAGCGAGTAGGCGCGCCGCTGTTCCTCGATATAGCTATGACGGTCATACACTTGCCAGACGCCTGGCAGCTTATGCCCTAACATGATTTCCGCTATATGCGGCTCAGTCAGATCTGAAAAATTCGTGCGCGCTGTGCGGCGCAGATCATGTAACGTCCAGTGTTCCATTTCGATGCCCAGGTGCCGCCGTGCGGCGTTAATAATTAATTGTGGAATATCAGCGAGAGTGGAGCGGCCCTGGGGAACGTCACGCCGATTTTTGGCAATCGCATAATGGCTGTGCGCAGAGTGATCGAATAATTCCTTTAGCATTTCCTCTGCCGCCGGAATGATTGGTCTCACCAGCGGCTTACGCGTGCGTTTACCGGTTTTATGATGCGTTGGCGGAATTGACCAGAGTTTTTTTTCAAAATCGAAGTGTGCTTTTTCTGCGTACGATAGTTCACCGCCACGACAACCAAACAGCAAGCACAACTGAACCAGCAATTTAAATTTAGGCGCAAGCCTGCTAGCCTCCATCGCGCGGAAAATGGTCACGATTTCATCACTGGATAAAACACGGTCGCACTGCGTCAGTGTGACTCCTAAATCAGCAATTCGAAGGTCGCTTAATGGAGTGGTTTTGATCAGCTGTCGGCGCACAGCCCAGTTATGAGCCTGCTTTGCGTTGCTCAACAGCCGGACGGTAATAAATGGTACTTTTCGTGCCAGTGGTTCCAGTACATTTAACCACATATTTATCGGCGCATTATCATGGGGAACTATGCCTATTTGTGGAAAAAGGTGTAGTTCAAATGACCGTAATACCTGCTGATAATCACTCTTGTTTTCGACGCCATATTTTTCGAGCCACGCCCTGATCACGTCTTCAACGGTCAGCGCAGAATAAGCCTCATGGCGTGCCATGCGCTTAAGTAAACGAGGATTGCGGTTTTGCTCGAGCTCGCCACGCATTCTTACTGCCTCGTCGCGAGCCTCTTTTAAACTGGTGGCGGGATAGGTGCCGATATCAACACGTTCCCCCTGCCCGTTCCAGCGATAGCGGTATTGAAACGTGATTCGACCTTTACAGGATATCCGGGCAGATAGTCCGTCACGATCCGTTTTTACCTGAACTTTTTCATATTCCTTGCCCAGCATTGAACGCAGGGCAGCATCTGAGAGCGCCATAAATTCTTAGGAGATTGGGAATTATGTACACCAGTATGTACACGAAAAAAGGGGAAGTGAAGGGAAACCACAGGAACATTGAGGAATAGTATACCCAAATGTTACTGGTTTTTTTTAGCGATTCCCAGCTGTCGCGGGAATACCCGGAATAGCTGGGAATCGAAAGATAAAATATGGAAAAGAGCCTGTTATATAGCGCAAGAATAGCAGCAAGTCACAGGGAAAAACTTAACCGCACTGGTCATGCTGTTGCGGCGTTTCTCAGCCTCCCCAGCGGCTTTTAAGATAGCTTACCGCCTGCTGAGTCTGCGGCTGATTCAGATAGTTCTCTCTGAACAGAATCGTGCCATCAATATTGGGGTTCGATTCATTAAGGTCGAGCTGCTTTTTCAGCTCCGGTACGCC